GTATTTTTTATAGGATCATGGTCTAAACATAATTTGATTTGTTTATAACTTTTGTCAATTCCAATTTCTTCACCGCAACAATCACAAGTGCTTGACATTGCTGGAGCAGTTTCACGAATTTGTTTTACAAGTCTAATTCTTTCTCTAATACATTGTTTACATCTTCCGTCCATGCCATCAAATCTTGTTGGATGTTTTCCAAATTCAGAAAAAGGTTTTTCTTGTTTACAATAGATACAAGATTTTGTTTGTTCCATTATTTGAACTCACAATCCACCATAATTTCTGTGAGGCAAGCCACCATGTTCAACTCATGGTCAGGAACAAATGCTGCTTGATATTGATATTTTGCCAAATGAAGTACCAATTGTGGCACAGAATTTGGTTTTAAAGATTCATAAAGACTTTCATATAACTTACGATAAATCTTGACCGGATCGTTGTCCAGGTTGTTTGTGACCCATTTGCGAACAGAACCAAAATCTTTTTCTTTTAACGATGTAACCAACTCGCTAAGTTGTATATCAGCAACAGAGGAAAGAATACCAGTATCGATACTTCCAGAAACGGCATATCTCTGAAGTTCATTAAGAACTCTACGATTGTCCGGAAAATGTTTTGTAACAACTGCGGCGACAACAGATTTGTCATAAGGAACTTTTTCTTGTTCCAAAATCCATTCAACTCTTTTAAAGAATGCTGCAGCCATCTTTTGTTTAGAACCGTTGATTTTAAAATCGATAACAGAACAACGAGAGTGGATCGGATCGATAATACGATTTTTAAAATTACAGGTAAAGATAAACGAACAGTTGGAAGAATATTCTTCAATTGCACCTCGCAACGCTGGTTGAGTTGAATTAGGATTAAGATAGTCTGCCTCATCTATGATGATGACTTTGCGACCACCCATGAGAGAAACCGATGAAGCATAACTTTTGATTTTAGTACGAAGAACATCAATACCAGACTCATCAGAACCATTGATAACAATATAGTCGCAACCAATTTCTTCACAGAGGGCTTTTGCAATCGTAGTCTTGCCAACGCCGGCAGAACCCGATAATAGTAGGTTTGGTATTTCTTTTCGATTGACATACTCTTGAAAGGTGGATTTAATTGCATCTGGCAAGATACAGTCTTCCACCCGTTGTGGCCTATACTTCTCCACCCATAATAAATGCTCGCTCATTCAAAACTCCCATAATATAATTAAGATAAAACACAATTTACTACCATTCTATAATCTGAATTCTTTGGACAATTTCCTCCGTGAATTAGATTTGAATCAAATATAACTGCTCTGCCTTTCTTTGGTGTAACTCTCGAATGTTCTTTTATAAGACCAAGAGGTTCACCTAGAAAATACTTATCATAAAAGATTGTATCACCATCTGCATCATTTACATAGTACAATAATGTTTTTCTGCCAACACTATTATAAACACCATCAAGCAGACGCATACCATCAGTATGAGGTTGTTGTCTTGTTGGTCCTGCTTGTGGTAGTAAAAGATTGGCTTTGATTCTTTGTAGGAAAGTATCCGTCTCTCCCATTCTTTGTTGATACTCAGCAATTAGAGGTGCAATGTATTGAAAGAATTTACTTTCAATTTCACCATCACGAGCAAACATATGACGGAACTGAATATGCTCTTTGAATGGTTCATCAATATAATAATGTTCATCCAAAGGATATTCACTTACAGACCAAGGAAAGAAAGTCCAAGGAAACTCATGACTAGTTAATAATCTTACGATGGAATCTTGAAATTCCACCGGAAGAAAATCATCAATAACTAAAGGTTCCATTAGGCAGGTACTACTGTGCCTTTTTTCTCATTTGCGATCCAATACTGAATCTTATCTTTTGTATTGGTGAAATGGGTTAGACCTTTGAAGGAGATTACGGCAGAATAAGTGCCAGGAATCATTTTGAAATTGTCTGTGTTATAAACAATCTTATACTTCTTGCCATCGCCTGTGCCAATTTCAAGTGAATTGGTGTGTGCGGCATCATTGTCTTGGTCAAAAGTAACGATTTGAATTTTATCGCCATCAGATTCAACGGCAATATTAGGAGACTTCAATACTGAACAAGTCTTTAGAATCCACTCGTAATCTTCTGCTGTCAATGTAAACTCAACATCCTTAGTAGGAAGATTTAAAGTTTTTTCTGGTGCAACAGTAATCATTGAATCGGCAGTTTTACGATACTTAATTTTCTGACGACCATTTTGAAAGTTGATATTCTTCTCATCAAATACCAATTCTGCTTTGTCTTTAAACAAAGAATGTACTGATAAGAATTCATTCAAATCTTCAACACAAAACTCATCATCAAAAGCATCTTTGATTTCTGCTTCGGCCATAACATTCTTAGAACCAGAAATGGTTTTTAGTGTATTGCCTTTTTTAAACTTTAAACCTTGATTGATTGTAGCAAAGTTTTTAAGTACTACGAGGGTTTCATTTGACAGCTTCATTTACTTCTCCATTATCTAAAAAATTAATTGTATCATGTTCGTACAAAAACATCAAGCAGCACAGCGCATGTGCCAAGTGATTCTTACCAGTTTCTTGGTCATTTTGTTCACCAGATTTCCAAGCCCACAGATGCCGTTGTGCAGCATCAAAATATCTACGCTTGGAATCTGGTACTTTTTTCCAATTATCCGGTTCATACTTCTCTGCACCAAAAGTTAAAATCTCTACTGTTGCTTTAAGTGCATTTGGTGGCACTAAACCATACTGCAATTTCCCGCCATCAAATTTACGACCACCTGTGGTTGCGGTCTGTGATGCTTTTACTTTATCAACAGGAGGATGCTCAAATTGATAATCTGCCGGACCATAAGATGTTTTTACTGAATTATCATGTAATCTTAATGTATAAGGTTCATTGGTGACAGTATTCTTTTCATAATCATATCTCCATGTAGTATTAGCCATTGTTTTAAAATTACTTTCTAAATGTTGTTTCATCCAATCTTCTGGCGGCTCATGCACAGTATTTTTACCATCAGGTGTTCTCATTACTTTTCCTTACGATATAAATCTCGAATTGTTTCAATGCTAGAAACAGTATTTGCTGGAATTGCACGATAAGGAATCTTACGCAACAATTCTCTTAGTTTTTCAATGTTATACATTACATTTCTCCGACATAATTAGCAACAGCCGGCATATCTCCTTGGAAGTGATAAGTTCCAATATGAGATGTTCTCATCCATGGACAGAGATGGATTGTACCACCGATTTTACGCCACATCTGACAGAACATATAATCTTCTGATAAGTAACGGTCTGAACCTCCGCCTGTAATAGAATCTTTGGAATCAATTACAGTATCAAAGAAGGCATGAATGTAACGAGAACCATCAAAGTGTGCCTGACCAACGTGGTCTGGTTTGTATCGAATCATTGGATATGCTTCTTGCATTTTAGCAAATACTTCACGCTTAATCATCATGAAGCCAGTACCAATTTCTAATACTTCAAGTGGTTCAGACACAGTAAATTGTGCCGTACCTTTAACAGGATTGAAAACATAATCACCTGTTACTTTTGCCAAAAGGTCAGCATCAATATCAGGATTCTTTTTGATTGCTGTCTTAACAGATTTCCACTTAATTGCTTTCTTAGGATAAGGACCGCCTGATACGTCTTTGTCCATAGCCAATAAAGCGATTACATCTTGTGGATTGAAATGAATATCAGAATCGATAAACAACATATGAGTGCAATCGGAACGATGGATAAATTCGTCAACAAGATAGTTTCTTGCTCGTGTAATTAGGGACTCATTGAATAAGAATGAGAATTTGATTTGTACGCCATACTGCATACACATACCTTGTAAATCAAGGCAGGCTTTCATATAGAGACCGTGATTTTGGCCGCCATACATTGGGGTTGCTACAAACAGACTCTTTGTTTGTAAATCTTCTTTTTTAATTGAAATTTCCATTTGTGCTCCGATAATTTAAAAAAAGGGGACCGAAGTCCCCCAACACACAGATTAAGCTAATGAATAACCAGCTTTGAGTGCAGCCTTAACTAAACCCTTAGTTGGCTTACCCATACGATAGAAAGCAACTTTCTTACCATCAACAGTTTTCTTGTTGGTGTAGATTACATGACCTTCTTGACGGAGTTCGTCAATGCGGGCGGTAACATTGGTAATGCCGAAACGGCGTTGTGCTTGTTTGACAGTAAAAGTGTTGTAACCAGAAGGTTGTTGTAAAGCGTTCAACATCTTTTCTTTAGCAGATAATTTGCTCATAGTAATACTCCATAGTAAAGTTAAAAATTCTTGCGTGTTGCAAGTTCTCACATCATATCATTATGTATGTGTGTTTGTCAAGTATATGTGTGGTATACTTAATTATATGCCGAATAAAAATGGCATAAATAGGTGTAGGTCACGGAGTTGGAGCTCCCACCTACTCTATGTTCATATTTTAACAGGAAACACAGCTCATGTCAAGTATATATTCAATCTACAAAGCAACAAATACCATTAACGGTAAAGTTTATGTTGGCTTTGATTCCAATTGGCCAAATCGTAAAAGATATCATAAATCACAACATAAAAAAACAAAGTCCAAATTTTATAACGCCATTTGTAAATATGGTTGGGATAAATTTGATTGGGAATTAATATACCAATCGGTCGATGGAAACCACACACTTAAAATTATGGAAACCTATTTTATAAAACAATTTAATTCTTTTACGGAAGGTTACAATTCGACTTTAGGTGGTGATGGTATTTTAGGATTCAAACACAGTAAAGAACAAATACAAAAAAGAACTAATAAGGTTAAAGGTAGAAAACACTCTGTGAATTGGTGTGAAAATATTTCAAAAGGAAAAATAGGTAAAAAAAGAAAACCTTTTTCTGAATCTCATTTGAAAAATTTATCCGTATCAATATCAGGCAAAAATCATCCTAAAGCAATACCGATT